CTGTTATAAATAACAGCAGCTTGTGCAGAAATAGTTGCACTTGTAAATGATATATCATTAAAATCGCATACAGCAGTATCACTTGATAAGACTGGAGTCACGGAAGTTAAAGTCCCGCCACCTTCAGAATAAGTTCCTGAGTTTGCTACTTCATCAGTTTGTGTGAAAGCAGTTGTTGATTTACTTAATGTTGCTTCGTTGTCGTATAGCGCAAGTTTAAAAGTATTCCCCGTCGTTGCCGTAAAGTTATGTAGGCCTTTCAGGATCTCCACTTTGAAACTGTTACATACAGCTTGTGTAATTGCCATAATTATCTCCTATGGGTTCCTTGACTCGAGAGGTATACGAATAACGCCATCTCGAAATTCGTCTCTACGGTCACGCCCCATCTCATATGTGGCTAGAGCCTGTACAGACTGATTATACATTTTATCATAGTATTGTATCATATCGGCTGGACCTTTCAAGTATCCAAGTGCCTCTAAAACACAACCATATAAAAGCACGTTTGGAGCATTCTGACTTACCCAATTCGATGTTGTCGTACTGGACAAGACAGGCGGCTTGTACGTGTATGCGAGCTCTACAGTTAATGCAGCGTTCGGAGTTGGCGCCAACATATGAGTATCATCATCATAAACAGCATAATACTTGGGAGTACCTGCTCCTGTTGATGTTCTATTTGGCGCAAATTCGTTCATAAACGAAATATCTTTTTGTATCAAGAATGTTCTGTTGTCAGAGCCATCTATCAACTGAATGTATCTAGTAGTCTCCCAATCACCAGGAAGAGGTAAAAAGGGATTGTTAACAGTAAGGGTAGCTGTGTCATATCTTCTGTAGTATGTAAGATCTACGTTTCTTCTTAATTTGTCTTCAGTAGAAATTATGAATTGATTAATAATCGCATCAGTTAAAACATCTGATGTAGTCTCTGTGTAATCTCTTACATTACTTAATAAATCAGTATAATCACTCATGACGTGCTCACTGTAACACTACCTACGGCTGATAGCAACCTTGTTGGTTTTTTTGGTGCTTGTAGCTCTAAGGGCATCATGCTTTTAGTTGTAATTGTAAAAGTAGAACCGTCTGCTCTAGTATGACTTACCACCTGATCAGCTGTTTCAAATTGATTTACAGATAATCCAAAACCTCTTCCATCATAAGCTGCATCTGATCCATCAGGTTTTACAACTGTTCGACCTCCTTTTATAATACCATTAGCACCACCCACAAAAACTCTTGATATTGCAGTTTGTGGTTTTGCATTTTCTAGTGCTTCCGGATCAGTCACTATTGGTAGAGGTTCAAGCTGTGGATGTTTTGGCTCAAACTCAGATATGTGAACTATAGAACCATTCCATTCCTTTACCATCTCATTATATGGAAAAGCCATACCAGATCTATCTGATATTCTTTTTGCAAATTTACCTGATGCAAACTTGGCCATTTAAGCTCCTGGTAGATAAGTTTTTGGTGTTAAAAATAAACTTGTTCTCTCACCATCTTGATCTGCAGCTCTTTGAAATTCATCTTCATAAATTTGTTTTAATATTTGAATTCTTTCTGGCGCTTTTTTCATAGCTATGTAATAAGCTAATCCGGCAGTCATACATGGAAGAAAACGAAAAGGAATCTCAGCATTATTCGTGTACGCCCCAGCATCCTTCATCCGAATCAGAGCATAATATACTAGAGTGTAGTCTACGTCTGCTGCAGGATATAGATATAATCTTGGGTTTATCGTACGTTCAAAATAGTATTGACTTGGTCTTCCGCTGGTACTTTTAACAGATATATTTAAATATGTTGATCTACTAATTGTTTGTGCAGAAAAATCATTGTTGCTTGAATCTCTAATAACAAGGTCTGTAATATCTACTATTTGTTGTCCAGCTTCTTGACCAGATCCAAATAAGTCTAAACCAGTTAAATTTGTTGTTCCTGCAGTAATTGATTTTTCTTGTAGTTGAATTGTCCAAAGATTTAATCCCCTATTAGCCCACTCAGCTAACAAAAGATTTAAAGAACGTCTTGCAGTTTGCAAATCGTATCCACTACGAACTTGCAAACCACAACGTTCATATGCTTCCTCAGCAATTTCATCAATGCTGAGATCGAAATTAGCAGTTGAAGAGTAAGTTGGCATTAGCCTCTTTTCTTACCTTTTTTCTTCATTACTTTTTTCTTTTTACCCTTCATGACTTTACCGCCACCTTTCATGCCCATAGCTTTTCTTGGTGATACGTTACCACCCATAGCCATAGCCATTGGATCTTTTTTCATCATGCCGCCACCACGTTTTTTTACAACTGGTCCGCCACCTCGCATTTTATTAATGTTTTTCTTCTTCATTACCATTACGACCTCCGAATATTCGTCTGTATGTTTTTGATCGTGATACCACAACGTCTTGATAGTACCCCTTTGGCCACAACCTATAGTAACCAACTTTGTGTAGTTTATCAGAAGCTTCTTGCAATAGCGAGAACTTTTGTGCCAATATCATAGAATACATAAGATCAGATTCAACAGTCGGCATCTCACCGGTTGGAGTTACTAAAAATTCTTGCTCTTCCTCATTAGCAGGATTTGCAGGGTGAAATCCCATAAAATAAATATCTCTTTTATTGTACCAAGAATTATACTCATCCACAATTTCTTGTAATTTCGTAGTGGTGTAATTGAAATAAGGATCACAAAAAATTAATATTTCGTGAATAGAAAAGTCTAAGTTTCTTAAGTGTAAGTTCAACTGTGTTTTGTACCATTTATTTTTTTCTTTTACTTCAACTAAAACCTTGTCATCCTTCCAAGTTTTTTTAGCAAAAGGGCACGCTGGAAACCCTCCTAAATGTTTATTAGGTATTTCTAAAAAAAACTCCGACCATTTACGTACGTCTTTTTTTATTTCCTCTTCTAATTGCATCTTTCCCCTTTCTAAAAATACTTGCTACCTCTCTTTTACCCATGACCTTAGCTCTTTGTTCACCAACTGTTAAGATCTGTATTTTTCTAGCAAAAGGTTTATTAACTTTTTTAACTTTTGCGACTGTTGCTCTTGCATCTCTGGGCGTAGCGAATTTAATAGATACAGTATCTTTTGGATTTTCATCTGTATAGAGTCTTCTTCCACTGCCTTTTGGTTTCTTTCCTGTCCCAACTTTAGGATCTTTTTTCTTAGGCATTAAAAAATACCTTTAAAACCAAAACCTCTCTGCGCAGCTCCAGCCCTTCTTTGATTTGTAATGAACCCACCAGTAGCAGCAAAAGTTTTAACATTTGTTGGTTTACCTCCAACACCTTGAGCTTTACTCCTTTTTCTTTTAACTGCTGATCTTCTCTGACTTTCTGTCATCCTTGCAGCTTTAGCTGCTGGAACACATTTTGGATATTTTCTTTTTCTATCTGCTTTTAGTTTTGATCTGCCACATTTAGCAAATCCTCCACCTTTTTTCTTAGAACCAATATCAACCCAGTCCTGCTTAAACCACTTTGCTAATCCTTTGTGACCGGACATTATCTTTTTTTAGTTTTTTTTCTTTTGCTTGACATGACCGCTCCACAACCTTTCGCTATGCCACCTTGTTTGAAGTTTGACACTGCTTTTCTTTGTTGTGATATTTTATTAAAGTCAATTATCTCGCCACCTTTAGCTTTACCTGCAGGTTTAGGTCCTTTAAAATCTTTACGTTTTACACCGCTAGGATCTTTAATTTTACCAGCACAAATTTTTGATGCATAAGCATTTGCATATGCGCTAGGGTAAACTTTAAACTTACGTTTAGCTGCAGCTTTACCTCTTGGACACAATTTTGTCATTATCTCTTCCTCGCTGTTTGTGCAGCTCGTTTAAAATTAGCTGCCGTAGGAGCACCCTTTGCGCCTTTTTTTCTCATTTTGCCACCACGTTTTCTTTTTGCATGAATGTTAGCGTATAAACCTTTTCTCATCCCTGACCTCTATATTTAACGTATTGACGTCTTTTATTTTTGTTCTTTGGCCTTGTGCGTGAAGAACGCCCTATACTAGTCCTTTTTTTAATTGGTGTAAAGTATTCGTTAGAGGGTGTTTTAGCCATCTTACATTTGTGATAAAGGGTTTTCTAATGCAATTTTTATTCTTTTATCTATCTTTTCTTCTAGCTCAGTCATGGCTTGCTCCAACTTATCCTTTAATAATTCCATGTCTCCCTGAATGTCCTTCGTGGTTTGTCTTAACTCCTGGTTGGTTTCTCTCGAATCTTCTTTAACTAATTGCTCAACATCATTAACTACTTTTTCTATTCTTCTTACATCTTGCCGTAGGTCATTTTTTAATTCATTAGCAACATCACTTACTAAGCGAATTTCTGACATAATCATTTCCATCTCTTGCATGATCATGTTTACTTCTGTTTGTATCAGATCTGTTTTGCTATTTAATTCTTCTTTTGTTAAATCTATTCTTTTATCAAAGCCAGATAAATCAGGCGCAACATATTCTTGAATCTGTTCTTTCATAGTCAGATAATCTTTATAGAATTCGAAACCACCCCATAGACCACCGCCTAATGTGGTTAGAGCAGTAAGTATAATAAATATACGGCCGCCTTTAAACTTTAAACCCGCAAACTCAACCTCTGCCATAGCTATTCCGAACCCATCTGCCATTGTTGCATAATCATTTCATCCATCATAACATTACTACCGCCAAATAGAAACCACTGAGCTGTATTATTATTTTGTAGTTCTGCATCTGGTATCATATAGTCGGTAAAAAAATCTAATCTATCCTCTAATTGTTTTTGTGATTCAAAGAAAGATTTTGTATCTCCTAACACTTGCATCACGATTAATGTTTTTAACTGATTTGTTGAGTCATATCTACCTTTATCACCCATCTTCTTTACAATTTTCTTTGCAGCTTTTTCTTTTTTAGATTCTGGTTTTTTTACAGGTTTCTCTTCGGCTTCACCCTTATCTTCTGGTTCTTCCATATCCTCTGGTTGCTCCTCATCTGCCTCAGTCTCTTGAACGCTCTCTTCCGATTCAGACTCCTCTTCCGCATTAGTTTCAGCTTCTGTAGTATCTTCTTCAGTAGACTCATCCACGGATTCTGGCTCAGCTTCAGTTTCGGGTTGAGATTCTGGTTCTGGTTCTGGCTCATTTATTGACTCCTCCATTTCAGGTTCTGACTCCATTGTATCTGGTTCTGGAGCAACTTCAATCTCTTCTGTCATTTCTGGCTCTGGTGTTGGCATTTCTAACTCTAATTCCATCTCCATTTCCATCTCAACTTCAACGACTGCTACCTCTACTTCAGGCATTTCAATGTCCATTTCTGGAAGTTCCATCTCAAACTCCATCTCAAAACTAGGCATCTCCATTTCCATTTCTACAGTTTCGTAAGATACCTCCATGTCTGGTTCATCAAATTCTGGCTCAAAAAACATGTCTTCACTAGGTGACTCTGGCACCACAATATCATTATGATCAAATATATTTTCTACAATATCTATAACTTCTGTTTCCGTGCTACCACCATAAGCAACCCACATTTCTACAGATGTAATTGATTGTGTCACTATTGTGGACACGACATTGTATAACACATTTATGGTAACATCATCAAAAAGCGGTCCAATTGCAAGGTTAATATCACGTCCTCCTACCTCTACAATTATGGAGGTTATAGTTCCTGCAAAATCAAAACCACCAGA